GTACCGTAATTCGAAGCGATGGGCATCTGACGAGTAGCACCTGCGAACGGCAGACCACCAATCAGATTAACTGGTTTTAGCCCATACGGGGCTGAAACAGTAGGATAAGCCATATTAAGCTCCTAAAGGGTTAAGTTCCATTACCAAAAGTGACCTTCGTTTTCCGGTCGTTGAAGAGCGGCATACGAGGATCGTTCTCACGCATGAGGTTGTTGTCTACTGACCTTATCTGCGATTCGCTTTGTTCTTTGTAGTAAGCGTTTCGCTCTTCAACAAGTTCAGCAGGAGCTTTACAAAGCATAAGACCACCGATAACTACGTTGTCCTTAAAGCGATCTTGCTCTACAGAAACCATCGTAATTTCGGGGTGATCCGATGCTTTAACCGGCTCCCAACCTTCGCGTATTTTTGAAGAAACGTTAGTGGCATCAACCTGACCTTGCGTAGCGACACGCACCCAATGATACTTGTAACCCGGCTCAGGATCAGGCGAAGGTAGAACCTCCGGGCGCTGCCAAGCTCGTGTACGGGTACTCTTCTCACGGGTCTCATGTTCGCGTTTGATACGGTTATCAACCATTTTGTTTCCTCATCTCAAGTGCAACCTGTGTGGCGTAATCTTTAAGGGATACCCCTAAACGTTTAGCAAGGTTAACTTGTGTCTGCGATAACGTAACCTTTTTAGGTGCCGTGCTCCGCGTAGCGGGTGCAACCACGTTAGCCTGACGTTTTGGCTTTACCTCCCCCTCAAACTCTTCGGGGAACATCTTTCGCATACGAGCATCTATCGTCTCGTAGTAACTATCGCTTTGCGGGTTTACACCCGTTTTGACAAGTTTGCTGTGCAACCCCAAGACATAACTTGTCATTTCGTCATCAGAACCGAACCACGGATTGGCTGACGCCCATTCGTTAGCTCGTTCATCAACCTGTACTGGGGCGATGTTCGTTTCTACTTCTCCTAAGTCTACAGGTAACTCATTATCCTGTAAAGAAGGTAGTCTTATGTTATTTAACTTGTCAGCCTTTATCTTGACGTTAGTTAAAATGTCCTGCGCTTCTATTACAGCGTCTGAATCGCCCGCCTCATATGCTTCTTTATAGACACGTTTAGCCTGCGATAGTTCTGACTCAATAGTTTGCTTGGCTTGGTCAAGTAACGCTTCTTGATTTTTATCGACCGTACCCTTAAGCGTCTTGTTCTCTTCTACAAGCTGCTGCGCGAGACGTTCCAACTCTTGTCGTTCACGTAGCGCCAACTCTTTGGCCCTGCGCTCGTCGTGGTAACCCTTACTAAAGTGCTTGATACGTTTCTGCACCTTATCAGAATACTCTCCAAGCTCCTCTTCAGTAACATCATCAGGAGGGTCAGATGCTTTACGCCCACGATCCGCTTTCGGCGTGTCGTCTACGACTTCAATTTCAAACCCATCATCCTCATCAGGTTTTTCTTCACCTACAACAAGTTCTTCTGACGGCTCGATCTCGATATCAATGTTATCATCTACTTCACTATCTGATTCAGGTAGTGAAAACTCAACTTTTTCAAAAGGCATGTCTAATCCTCCTAGACCGTCATTATACCGCTGGGATCAGGAATAACAGCTTCTATAGAGTCATCATTCATTAGACGAAACTCTTTACCATTAACCTGAAAACGTGTGCCCGTATTCATACGGAACATCACATAGTCACCCGGTTTACACCACGGCCCTTCAGGGTACCGTTCTTTATCGTTATAAGCTCCTTCACCCATATCAATAACGATGCCCATGATAGACATAATATATTCCCGATGTTTTTCGGTATCGGTCTTAAGTAGGCTAGTATCTTTGTAGGTATCTTCAATTTCGGGCAGAGCGATTAACAAGCGGTACCCTACTGGTTTAGGAAGTTGAGCTTCCCAATCTGCGTCAGTCAACTGTTTTAACTGAGTAACTTTAGTCATCATTTTCTTCCGTATAACTTTGCAAGAGGTCTTCCATGTGTGAGAGTGCGGAGTCGAGACCCCGAATTAAACCGCACAATTCCTTATACTCAGCGTAGTCTTTGGAACTACCCCCGGATAAGAACTCCACCGCAGAGGATCGTTGATCCTCGATACGTTCTTTAAGCACGTCAAAGACGGTTGTTGCCATGTCTGGCTTATTTACCTCTATCTGGTGTGGTTACAGCCCTGAAAATCTCAAGGTCTAGTTTGTCTGTATCTGCTTGAATACCAGCATCTATCTTTAGCTTATCTTTCTGCGCGTTCATAACCAACGCGGCCTCTTCGAGGCTAAGTTTTTTAGCTTCGAGCGTACTAGCAATTTTATCAGCTTCCATTTTACGCTGCTGGTCAGCCGTATGTAGTTGTATATCCATCGCATCTTTTTGACCCTTTCGTTGTACTTCTGCTTTTTTAACAGCAACTTCTTCACGTCGTAATTGAAGGATCGGGTCTTGCGCTTGCTGTTGAGCCTGCTGCTGAGCCTCTTGTTGTTTATGAGACTCCGTAAGCTGTTTACCAGCATCAGCCACAAGCCGAGCAAGATTAACTTCCACCTGCTCGGGTAACTCTTCGTTGGGCGGCGGGAGTGGTGCACCGAGACGCTCCTCAATCTGTTTACGGTAATTGAAGCCGAGATGCTCTGCGATATGTGCTTGAAGTGAAGCCATAATCTGCTGAGACTGTGGGTTCTGCCCAATCATCTTAGTGACCATCGGGTCTTGCATGAACGCCATATGAGTAGCGATGTGGGCGTCATGGTCTTGGTAGATAAACGCCCGTATAGGCTTCCCGATAAGTGCGTCCATGTTTTCACTAACAGGGTCCGCAGGTTTCATGTCTTCCTTCATGGGCACTAGCTTATCAGCGTTTTTAACCCCAAGAACTTCGATCATCTGCCTGTGGAGGGCTGGTAGGTCGTAAATCTGCGGTGCAGACTGGGCCATCTGGAGGACAGCCTGATACTGCACAACCCGTTGCGCCATCGTAGAGCTATTCGGGTCGCTAACGGGGATTACGTCTACGAGTGCATAGTCAGCTTGTCGGGCACTGACCTCCCCTCTAAGGGGTTCGTATCCGTACTCGGCAGGGGCGTACTCAGCCATGATAGCTTTAAGGAGTTTGAACTCCTGCTTCATAGCGTAATGCACGCGGGCCTGCACCGCAGCCATCGGTTTGAGAGTACGCTCAAGGAGCGCCAGCGTAGTACCCACCGGGGCATTAGCTGACATATCAGAGATGTTCATATCACTGATAGCACCGAGCCTACGACCCTCGTTCGTAATCTTGTCGAGGAGTGCGAGTAGTGTCTGAGACGGCTCCTTGTACGGGAGTGTCATAATGTTATCACGCACACTTCCAGACGGGACGTCTACGTCGCGGAACTCACCCGGTTCAATGGGAGTGTCGTCACCTTTAATACGGAGGCCACGCGTCTTAAGCCCACCGGGGAGATTAGAAAGAGTACCGGCATCGACTAGCTGCCGGATGATAGACGTGCCAGCTTTAGCGTACCCGCCAATAATGTGGATAAGTCCTAACCCATATGATCCAAAACCCGGCACATATACGTAGTGTACAAAGTGCTGCCGCTTGAGCATAAGCGGGTCTTCTGGACGCCAATTACGACGTATAGCAAGGACAGTGTTCGTCCCACGCTCGATAGTAACTACGTACGGTCGTGCGATACCATCCTCAGAGTCTTCTGTATCATCAATGATAAGGTCAGCGTGGACCTCATATAGGGCGTAGCGCTCGTCGTCAGTTATAGAATAGCCGCTCTCTTCAGCCTTACGCTCTTCAATATCAGTACGGAACGCCTGCGGTTCCCCAAGCTCTACATCTACATAGAAACCATTAACCTGTAGCTTACGAAGCTCGTTCTTAGTCTTACGCATAACATGCGTGACACGCTCTGCGCTCTCAATATTTGACGCGCCGTATGGCATGATAACGTCTTCTGCGGGAATATACACAGCCATCTGCCGCGCTATATTCGGGTCGTAATAAACTTTCTTAAACGCAGAGCCAGCAAGACCGAGACTATACAGCATACGTTCATGCTCAGGCCGGTACTCGACCATACGCTCCGTAAGCTCGTAATTCATATCCGCTTTGACGCGCTCGGCAGCTTCTAGTTTATCTTTGTTCTCTTCCCCAAGAACCTTGACCTTTACCGGACCAGCAGCGGGAAACGTCTCAGACATCGTTTCGGCTTGGAACCGAATAGCCGCTTCCGCAAGCACTGTAGAGAACACACCGCAAGCGCCCTCCCAAGGCTCAGAGCGCTCTTCGTACTTGAACCCCAGTACATCAAGCCCCCTCACATAAGTGTCCGCCCAGTCTTTGCGGCTCTCAGTGTCCGTATCTACATGCCCGATAAGCTCACTGGCAAGTTCGGTTAGAACCCCCTCGTCCAGAGACTCAGCTAGATTAGCGTCAAAAGCGCTGTCGTCACCATCACCCTCTTTACCGGGGATAAGTGTGATTTCCACACTACCATCATCTAGTGTGACCATATCCGGGTTGACGATTTCAATTTCAAGATCGGCTTCAAGAAACTCATCACCTTCATCAATGCTTTGCGGAGCCGCATAAAGCCCTTTTTCAATAGCCATATCTCATTCCCTAGTAAAAACCGTTACGGCGTTGCTTAAAGTACTGAGTTGGTTCCGGCTCATCCGAAGGTAAACGGATAAAACCACCCTGCCTGAACCGCATTAGCGCCATAACGGTAGAGTCAACCAAGTCATCATGGCTCATAAACGGGAATCCGGCAATCTCTTCTATAACTTCTTCTGCCCAACGTGTCTGAGGCATCCATACCATACCTGACGCTACTATGTCTGCTACAGAATTAAGCCGGGCTAGTTTATCACCAGACCCTCTATGTGGCGTGTACTCACTTACAGGCAGGCCAGTACGTCGCATTTCCTGATATAGCGCGGTACCTGAGCTTTTCTTCTCAACAATGAACGAGTCGGGTTCCCATTCAGCGTATTCTTGTAGCGCGAGTTCTTTTAGCTCAGGGAACTCCATGCGCTCCTTAATAGAGTTCAGTAATATAATGTGGTACGCACCTTCTTCGTCGTTATGAAATACACCCCATGTAGTTAGCGCGGTATAATCAGCGCGGTTATGCTTCTCGGCGGCAGCATCAAGAGACATAATGATGTATTCACACTGGGGCGGGGTTTCTTCCTCCCATCTACCCCACCACTCGCGCTTGACAAGCGCCGCTTCCTCTGCTGTGGGTTCTTGTTGGTACTGTGCGTTCCACTGAAACACAGGCATAGAAGACTTAGTACGTACCAAGGCTTCAAGGTCGAAAAACTCAGGCCATAATGGTTTCTGAGTTATTTTACCTGTTTTTTTATCCACCGTATCTAGGATTGCCGGGAACTCTACTAT